GATCAGCTTGTTGTTGATCACCACCTGCGGACCGACGCTCAGCGCGCCATTGTCGAGCTCCATGCGCCACGCGCCGTTCATCGCCCGCTGGCTGTCGTAGATGATGCGCGGGATGCCGATCGCGCCCATGACCGACGCTTCGCCCTGCTGGAGCGAGAAGGCGCTGTAGAGCGATTCGCCGCTATCGAGCGGATATTCCTCGCTGAGCTTCAGCAGCTCGCCGTTGCAGAAGTGCATGATGACCCGATGCTCTTCGAGCGGATCGGCATCGGTCAGCAACTTGTCGGCTTCCTCGATCCGACCGAGCGAACGCATCAGGTCGGCGACTTCCTGCACCTCGAGCGGGCCATGATATTCCCACATCACGAACCGGCCCTGCAGCGCCTGGCCCTCGTTGGTGATCGCGCGCAGCTGGTTCAGATGGTTGAAATTCTGGTCCGCGCCGATGCCGGCCCCGCCGTCGATCAGCCGGCCCACCGCCGCCTTGTCGAAGCCCAGCTTGCGCGCCATCTTCCGCAGCTCGGTCTTGCTCGGCAGGTGACGCTCGAAACTGAACTCGACGTCCTCCATCGTCAGCCCGCTATTGTCGGGAAAGAAGTGCCAAGGATCGACGCGGCGGAATTCCGGTCGCTTGCTGCCCGCGGTGTCGAGCACATAGGTCCCGCTCGCCTCGTCGCGGTACCAGCTGCGCGCGATGCGGTTGCCGGTCATCGGTCCCTTGAGGATGCCGATGCCGAGCCGGCACGCATCGCGGATCACGTCGCGGCACCGCACCGCGTAGCGGCTCTCGACGAGCTGGTCGCGGATCTCGCGCTCCATCGCGTCGCAGCGCTTGCGCGCCTCGTCCATTTCGGCCTCGGCCCGCTCATGCTTCGCGCCGGCGGCGTTGCCGATGTCGACGATCGCCTGCACCTGTTCGGGCGGCGCGCCCTCGGCCGCGGCCTGGTTCGCCTGCTTCGCCGCCTTTTCCGCCGCGCTTATCGCGGCCTGTGCGGTTTCGGTCAGTTCGGGCACGGGCGTCGGCTTGATGCCCCAGTTCCAGTCGTCGACCGGAAACAGCATGTCGCTGAGCCGCGCCTCATACGCCTCGGTACGGCTGCGGGTGAACTTGATGAACGCCCGCGATTTCTCGTTGTCGGGGTCGTTCAATGCCTGTTCGGTCCGCTCGTCGTAGCGGCCGTGGAACGCGCGCAGATCCTCGATCCAGCGCACCTCGATCGGCGCCCGCGCCGTGATCTGCTCCTGGACCAATATCTCGAGCCGGCCGATGATGGCGCTGGCTGCGCCCCGGAACGCCTCGATCTGCTCCGGGGTCGGCGGTTCGGCCATCGGCGCGCCCGCCTGCGCGATAGCGGTGCTGCTCGTCATGGCGCTCTGCATGCCCCGTCCCCCCTCAATAGCCGACGTAACGGTCGGACCGGCGCGGACCGGTACCGACGCGCTTCACGGGCTTGATGATCATCCGCTCGACGCCGCTCACGATCAGGTAGCGGAGCGCGTCCATGGCGTGGTCGAACTCCTTGACGACCTTGCCTTTCTCGTCGCGGCGGTAGAGCCGCCATTCCGCGACCGTGTTCTGGCAGGTCCGGAAGATCTTGAGGCGCCCGGAGGCGAAGCGCTCGAGGACCGCGTACAAACCGGATTCGACGCTGTTGGTGGCGGGCAGCAGGTCCAGCCCGAGTTCGCGGTAATCGTGGATCAGCTGCTGGCCGTCGCGTTGCTGTCGTCCGCGAGACGCCGGATCGATGACGCCCGGCAGCCAAGCGCCGCGCGCCCGTATCGCCGCCGCATGGGTCGAGGGCGGCATCTCGCCCTGATAATGCTCCGCATAGATGTAGATCGTGTCGGTGTCGCGGTCGTGTGCGCCGAACAGCGCCGCCGTCTTCTTCCAGCCCACGTCCAGCCCGAAGCCGCGCGGCCAAAAATCAGGGATCGCGAACGGATCGACCAGGATGTCGCTCTCCTGGAACGGGTAGATCGCGCCGGCGCCGAGGCTGGGCGTGCCCTTGCTGCGCGCGTCGCGCAGATAGGGCGGGGTGCTGTCGAGCAACTCCTGCTGGGTCTGCGGATCGAGGTGCGGCACGTTTTCCCAGCCGCACGTCACCATATAACGTGATGACGTTATCGCGGGCATTTCGCCCCCTTTCGAAGGTTGATGCCCTTCGGCAGAATTTGCAGGTTCGACGCCTCATGCTTCCCGCCGCGCGCGAGGGGCATGACGTGATCGACGTGCATCTCATGCCCAAGTTCGGGGAGGTCAAAGACGGGGCAGTTGGCGACGAGCGCTTGAATTCGGAACGCTTCGTCATAGACGGCGCGAATGGCTTCATCATCTCCCGCGCTGGCCCTCAATCGGGCTTTGCGCATACGTTGGAATTTCGCCTTCTGGGCCTTGACCTCGGGTAGTGCCTGTCGTCGCTTCGCGTACATTGCCACGTGTGCCCGGTTGGCGTTCCTCCAGCGGGCAACCTGCTTGGCGGCGAGTTCAGGGTTGGCGGCTATAGTTGCGCGGCGACGGGCCTGTGCACACGGTCGGCAGCGGCTTTCGTACCGAGTGCCCCGCTTCCCGTCGCCCGTGGTGTAGCCGTATGCGTAGAACTCGCCGAGCGCCTTCTCGGTGTTGCACATGGCACACCGCTTGACGCGCTCTGGCCGATGCCAAAAAGCGCGATGCGCGCGACCATCTACCGCGGGCATGAGCGCCCCGCAATTTGTCGCAATGAGATAGATTTTTGGGGCTGGTGGTGGCGGGCTCCCCCGCCGAGTGTCACCGGACCCTAACGGTCCGTCGAATCATCGACCTATCGGTCTGCATCAAACCCCCGCGGCGGACGACTGTCCGCGCCGATGCGGATCGTACCACCGCTCGATTCGGGAGGGAAGGGGGTGCGCAAAGTCCCTTAGTTTCATTTCGGATGCAGTTCCTATTGTATAGGCTCCGGGCAATAAAATAAGCTTGGCAACGAAAGCGCGGGGGATGCTACTCGACATGATACTCAAATTTTGGCGCTGGTTGGTCCGGCCCAACCAGCCAGGACAATGTGAGCGGTGCGCCGCCCCGGTTGATGGGGACGCTGTACTTTGTAGCGACTGTATCCTCGATTGGGCAACGCGGTAGCTACGCCGCCACCAACCCCTTCTTCTGCCGAAGCGGCATACCTTTCCCGCCGACATTCTGATTATCGCGCACCCGCGACCCATCGTCTGTGTCAGTCGTCGCGTCCTGACTGGCGTTCGGCACGTAATCGACCGTCACGGTGCCTGTCAGCGCCGCCGACATAGTCAGCCGGATCGTCGTCGCGTTCACCCTGATTGCTGAACTGATCGTCTTCAGCACGGCGTTGTCATAGACGAAGAAGCCGAAGATGCCGCTCGACGGTGTGAAATCGGTTCCCGCGCAGCCTGCCGGATAGGTGATCGTCACATCGATGACGGTCGAGCTGGTCTTGGCTGCCGAAACGATCTCCGGTCCCTTGTAGGAGACGGATGCCCCCAGCGCGGCCGCGCCCGATCGCGCAAACCAGTGCGCCACCTGATCGTAGCCATACGCATTTGCCGGGCCTGCTGCTGCGTGGGTATGGTCGCCGCCCAACTCGATAATGCCGCCTTCGGGCAGCATGGAGCAGTCGGCCAATTCGGTCGTGATTTCTTCCCACAAATCGCGGAAACGCAATTCCTTCGCACCGAGAGGATAATCGCCACCCGGCCGTTTGAACATATAGAAGAAGAACTGAATTTGCTTTCCAGAGTCGGAGCGTGCCAGTGCAATCATGGACTTCCATGCTGCCTTCCAATTGGCATAGGTAATGCCGTTTGTCGGGTCAGTGTCAGCTATTTCGGTGTCGTTGATGCCCTGCGTTATGACGCATTGCCAAGCGTTTATATACGGCTGACCGTATGCGCCCCCGTAAGCTGGCTCCAGTGCCGCTTTGTGCCACAGCCAATAGCAAGGTCCAGGAATGTTGTATTTCTGATCCCACCAAAAATTTGTGGTACTGTTGCCGTTGGTAATTCCTTGCCAAGACGAACCTACAATTGCCATCTGCGAGTCAAGTGTCGCAGAGGGACGCAGGCCGCTAGACCCCGACAGTCCATGGCTGCGTACGTCAGGAAAAACAATGTCGGTATTGGTGTAGCTGCGCCCCATGTACTCAAGCCATTTTGGAACGAAGATGCGCGCCCAAGCGGAGTCACCAATGTTATTCGGCTCTCCAGAAGTAGAACTTTGGATTGCCAGCCCGGCCGCCGTGCTTTCGCCCATGATGGTGAGGGCAGCGCGGTACGGGACGCGCGGTGTCTGCACCGCTCCCCAAAATGCTTGCGTCCAAGCGTCGATACCCTGGCACTCGATGTCGCTAAGCTGGTCAGTTGCATGGTTAAAGAGGATGACCTCGGAAAACTGGCTATTTGCCGGTCTGGCTCCGTTGCGGGTGCCGAGGATGAAACTCTTGCTGGCTGCTGCTGAATAGCCGTGCGGCCGATCGGCGAAGGACTGAATGCCACCACCGCCGGCCGAGACATTCGCGCCTTTCTGGTTGAACCAATAGGTCGATTTGCGGGCTGCGCTGAACGCAAGCGCCGGCGCAGCGCTGAGTCCCAGCCCAATCGGATATTGCTTCGCGAAGGGATAGTCAGCCGCAAGCGCACTCCTACCGTTGGCTTTCCCGTAGATTGTCTGCCCGGAGGATGACTCGGTCACGCACGCGATGATGTCTGTGTCATTTGTGCCAGTCGACGCCATGACAGCATCGAAGGACGCAAGATTAGTCGGATAGGTGCGTGGCTGCGCACCGCTGGTCGAAGTCACCGGCCCCAGCACGTTCATTATGGCGAACATCGAGAAATTATAGGTGCCGCCAAAATTAAGCCACCCTGCCGGGATCGCCGTCGAAGTCGAGAAGCCGCCGGAGAAGCTGCCGTCGAAGTCGAAAGACGGGAGATCGGCACCGCCGAGCGCGCGGGTCATCGTGGAAGGTTTCAGAAACGTCCCGGTGCTCGCATAAGTGAGATCGCGACCGTTGCCGCTCTGGTCATACCATTTTTTCGGAAGGAGCGTTCCGTTGGAGCCTCCTGCCGTGCTGTGCGCGATGAGCGCTGCCTGGTCGATGACTTGATAGCCTGAGCCCGCTGGATCAGTGACCCATCCGATATCGGTCTGCGTACCTGCCGAGTTAGCGACGCGCAGACACGCACCCGCATAAGCCGTACGTATCTTCCGCATCGACCAGATCGCCGCTGGCGCGACGCTGGCGGACATCGGGTTGAGGGGCGAAACCCCTCCGCTCGCGACCGTCACCGAATTATTCTTCGGCGAGCCGGTGGCGCCGGCCAAGGTTTCTACCAGGCCATTCGCATATGTTGATGCTGAACCCGATCCGTCCCAGGTGTAGGTGCGGGCTCCGCTGTTCACGGACAGCCCAGTGATGTTGCTGACGATCGTCGATCCCGACGTCGCGCCGAGGATCGACCCGCTCGACGGCGTTCCGTTGGTCAGGGTCCCGGATAGGGTGAGGGTGCCCAGCGTGGGCGCACTTCCGCTCGCGCCATAAACGGTATCATAGGCGATCCCCGCCGTCTGGAGCAGCGCGGTGACGCCTGCTGGCGGCGTAAAGGCCACGCCGATCGGCAGGAACTGCGTCACGCCGTTGATGCAGACCGGTACCCGCCCGCCGAAACCGGTAGTGTCGGGAATCAAGATCTCGCCGGTCGGGGCGCCCTGTGCCGTGACATAACGGAACGGGACGCGCGCGTTGCTCAGCACCTCGATCGTCGCCGCGTCCGCGTCGAACGTGGTATCGCGCGGGATCGCAATATTCTTGCCGTTGATGTTGAGCGGCGAGCCGTTGAAGTCGCGGCGGCGGACGAGGATGTCGGTCATGGTCTCTCCGATCAGGCCACGGTGAACTGCGTGCCCGGCGGCACAGCGCGGATCTCGATCCCGGCGAAATCCTCAGGGTCGGCATCGGTCGGCCAGGTGATCGTGCCCGTGCCCTTGATGCGGATGAGATTCTCGTCCGCCCCGACGGTGAAGGCGCCGGTGAAGCTGTTGGCCGTCACCCGGATCGGCGGACCCTGCACAAAGGGGCTTACCCGGCCATCGAGGATCGCCAGATTCCGGAACGTGCTGATCTGAAGCGCCATGTCATTCCCCCTGTGGTGCGGGCTCGAGCGCCGCGAGTTGGGTCTGCAGGTCCGCGACCTGCGATTCGAGCGCGGCCTTGGCTGCGAGTGCGGCGTCGCGGGCCACGATCGTCGCATCGCGCTCGTTGGCGAGTGCCACGAACAGCGGGTCGAGCGCATCGCCGATGTCTTCGACCGCCAGCGGCTCGGCCGGCAGATATTGCTCGCTGAACACGACCCCGTCGCGCTTCACGACCGTGATCTTGACCTGGTGAGCCGCGACGTCCGCGTCGGGCGCCGTCCGGACGATCAGGATTTCGCGGACGAAGGTTTCTTCGGTGAACGTCGGCATCAGCCGATCCTCCAGTTGGTTCCGTCGCTGAAGACGGGGACGATGTTGGAGCCGCCGCCGGCGACCACGGCATTGAAAGTTGTCGAGTTGGCATCGCTCACGCCGGTGCGCGCATGGACGCCCGATCCGGACGCCGAGGGCAGGGTGGCGACCGTATAGGAGCCGGTGCGGATGGTCGTCGTTGCAGCGACCGCTCCGGTGACGTCGACCGCCACGGTCGGCGCGGTCGTGCCGCCGAAACGGCTGTTGCCGGCGAATGCGTTGTTGGCCGTGCCCCCGGCGAAGAAATTCCACCGACCGGACCCGGCAGGCAGAAATCCGTAGAAGCCGTAATTGTTGGCGGCGGCGTTGAGATTGCTGTTCGCGAAATAGCCATATTGGGTCGTAACCGCGGAGCCTGCGCCGATCGTCCCTTGCGAGGCGTTGAAGTGGCACAACTCGGACAGGGTGAACGAGGCCGCCTGGGTCCCCAGGACGGTCCCGTAACCGATGGCGATACTGGTCACGTCGGACTGGATCACTCCGTCCGAGCGCAGCGCATATGCCGACGTGGCGCCAGTCACCGCCTTGCCGACCCGCACCGACGTACCGGCTCCGGCGCTCGCGCCGATGCCGACACCGCCAGCTAAGTTGATCTGCATCATGAGCGTGAATGTCTGCGTCGCGTCGGCCGCTACCGACGGGGCGGTAAACCATTCATGCACGCCGCTGCTGAACTGATAGGTACCCGCAGCGCCCGTCGAGATCGCCTTGTTGGCGCCGCCCCAGTAGCTATTGAACGCGATCTTTCCGGACGCGGAGGACCATGCCAGATAAGCGCCTGCGCCGGGCAGCTGCATCGCCCAGAAGCCCCCGGTCCATGCGGCGGGGGTAACGCCGAAGGAGACGACATTCGCGCCGGCTGTCTTGGTGGCGCGGATCATCTCCGTTCCGCCGGCTACCACGCTCAGCGTGTCGTCCGCCGGCCGATACAGCCCCGTGTCCGGATCGAGCGTGAACCGATAGGCCGGGGTCGCCAGCGTGCCATCGGGCCATGTCGCGATCGTCGCGGATTCGGCGAGGGCCTCGGCTACCGCCTCCGCTGCCGCATCGGCGGCGTCGCTGGCGACCTCGTCGACCGCATCCTCGATCATCTGCTGGAGCTCGTTGCCCGGCGTCAGGATGTCGTCGCCATAGGTGTAGCTGAACTCCGCCTCGCGAATCAGGCGCAGCTCGTCATCATTGACCGACACGACCGCGCCGACCTCGATGTCGCGCCGGATGCCGTTGATCGAAATACTGATCGTGCGGCTCGGCGACGTACCGGGCAGGATGCGGATCTGTGTCGACATTCCCCAGGCGGTTCCCACATGACAGGCTCCCCGGTCGCCCGGAGAGGAGCTGGAACGCCGCTGGGCTCAGCCGATGGGGGAAGGGCTGGGTCCGGGGCGCTCCCATGTGGTCGCGGTCCCGCTATACCCCGATTGTCGGCGTGGCGTCTACGGTGCTATTGGGTCGCGCGTGGACCGCCTCGATTTCTCGACCGCCTTCGCGATCATCGGCGTCATGTGGACCTGCGCGAGCCCGCTCATCCTGCGCGAGGCGTGGAACGTCGTCATCATGGACCGGGCACCATCGGGGACCAGCGACTATCCGCGCCATCAGCGGTTGATGGTGCTGGGTCTGCTGTCGGCTGCCAGTCTCGGCGTCGCCCTGCTCGCCACCGTGGCGCACTTCACCCGCGGCTAGGAGCCCGGCCGCATCTCCTTGGGCAGGAACTGCAGCACCGTCTCGGACAGCCCTTTGAGCGGGGTGAAGGTGAGCATCAGGATCCCGCGCGTCGTCGCCGTACGGATCAGGCACTCGCCATAGACCGAGATGTCGACCTCCTCGTCGAGCCAGATCAGCTCCTTGGCGGTGCCCTCGAACGCCTTGCGGCCCTGTTCGTAGGATTTGAGCCCGAGCTGGGACCAGCGTCCGCACGTGCGCCGGATCTCGACGGTATCGATCAGGTTCGGCACGCCCTGCTTCCACGTGATGTCGCCGATGCAGTCGCGCGGGATGATGCCGGACCCGTCTACCCGCTTCGATCCGGAGGCGAACGACACCTCGCCCAGCAGCTCGCGCTGGATGATGTCGCGGGTCGTCTCGTTGGTCGCACCCGCGGCCCATGCCCGGATCGGCCGGCGGAAGGTGCGGCCGCGCCACCAATGAGGATAGCGCCCGGTGAGATGACAGGTCGATTCGAACCCGGCCCCGACGGTCTTGCCGATACGGTTGGCTGCCAGGAAGCAGCGCTCGCGGTGCGTGGCGCCGGCGGCAAAGAATTCGAGATGCTTGGGGTAAAGTTCGCGGCGCAGCGGGCCCTCGTCCGGAAACAGCCGATCGAATCGGCCGTAGCGTTCATCCTCCTCTTCGACGCGGATCTGTTCGAGCAGCGCGTGGATGACCGCGGGCTCGAGCTTGTCGACCAGGTCGGCCGGATCGAACGCGGCGGGATCGAAGCCGGGCGTGGCGCGGAGCTGGGCGACTATGTCGTCGAGGGCGGACATTCGCGCGCCCGGCGCTTCAACCACTTCTCGTGGCGAACAGCCATATGGTGGAGGAGATCTAGGAAATACTGGTTGCAGCGTGGACAGCGCGCCATCGGCCTTCTGCTCATGCCACCTTCACCTCGTCGGTTTCAAGGATGGCGTCGACCGTCGCGCTGAAGACGTTCGCAGGGCTCATCTTCTGATAACGGAAGCGCTGGGCACCAAGCTCGAGCGCGCGCTTCGATATCTCCGGAGGAATGTTTTGTAGGGCGTCCAAAATGACTCTCACGCTCTCTTCCTCAGTAAGCGGAAAGTCAGATGGCGGTAGCCCAGGCTTATCCCATTTCGCCTTACCCTTGGCGGTTTTCTCCGCGTGAGCGACGAACAGCTTCATCGCGAGATCCTTGATCATGTTCACGCCGCTCGTCCCTTCTCCAGCGCCCCGGCAATCGCATCGGCCAGCGCGATCTTCGTCTGCTCCGGCGTCAGTGCGTGCCGGTCGGTCTTGATCTTCCCCCGCAGCGCCACCTTGTGCTCGTTCGTGAACGCGCCGCCGGTTTCCTTCGCGGCCTGCTCGAGGATCGCCGCGGCCTGCTGCCTGTTGCCGACGTCGCGCGCCTTCCGGAACATGCCGTCCAGCTGGCGGATCCGATAGGCCCGGTTCGCGATCGGGATATCGTCGATCTCGGCGCGGAACTGCTCTCGCCGCTCGTGGAAGCGCTCGCGCAGCTTCTTCGACAGATGGTCTCCACTCAGGCCGGTCGGGTCATACTGCGCCGCGATCTGGCGCGTGATCTCGAATCCGAACCGCTCGGCGAACGCCTTGGCCGCTTCGGTCGGCGTGCTGAACATCGCCATCTCGTCGATCAGGAATAGCTGCTGTTCCGATGTCAGCCGGCGCGGCATGTCGGTCCCCCTTCGGGTGGAGGTGTAGCAGAAACCGGGCGCGGGAGCATCATTTTGGGTTCCGCAGCGTCGCACCAAGCGCGAGCAGTAGGACGATCGGCCAGCCCAGGCTTAACACGATGCCCCACGCCGCTGCTTCGCGGTTGATGTCCTTCATGGACGTGTTTCGGCCTACCAGCAGCGCCACCACCGCTACGCCGCACAGATATACGAACAGCATCGTCACGCCGCTTTCCTCCCACACGTCCCGCATGCCGCCCCGATCAGTGCCTCGCCGATCGTCGGACCCCGCCGGGCAGCCTCGATCATTTCGGTGACGCCAGCGGCATGATGCCCATAGCGCTCGACCACGCTTACGAACTGCTCCACGTCGTGCGCTCGCACGGCGAACTTGGGCAGCCCGGTATCCCGGCTGAACTTCGGCACGCCGAAAGCGTCCTTCTCCTGCCCCGCATGGCAGAGCTCGTGCTCGACCAGGGCGCAGAACGACGCGTCGTCCGCGACGTGCTCGCAATACGGGGCGTGGAGCGTGATCAGGAAATCCGGCATCTCGCCGAACCATCCGAGGATCTGGAACATCGCCCGCTCCCGCTGCCATTTCCCCATCGCCATCGGTGGCATGACCTCGCACTGGCCCGCTATCGCCTTGCCGTTCCGTGTCGCCGCGATGTTGGTCCACAGGAATCCGATCGTCGCGCTGCGCAGATGCTCATGCTCCGGGTTGCACAGCGGAGCCTCCTCGTCGATGAACGTGCGCCGGGCCCAGGCCTCGAGCTCGGGCGCCGGCACGAAGCTGGCGAACGACATCTCCGGCGGGCGCGGGCGGGTGTCGCGGATCAGGCGGGTGAGTTTGGTCATGGCTGGGCCAGTTTCGACCGGTTGATGTCGACCGCTCGCAGCCATTCGTCGCGTTCGGCCCGGTTGAGTGCCTGTTGCAGCTTAGCGACGGCGTCGTCGTTGAGCCTACCGATCTCGCGCATGTGGACCTTGCCCCACATGGCCGCGGGAATCGGATATCGCACCCCGCCAGCGCGAGCGACGAGATCCCGCTTCCGCCGCCGCTTCGCCGCCTTGCGCAGCCGCTCGGCACCGATGCGTGCGATGTTGGCGTAGGGCTTCATGACGCGCCTACCAATGCGACGACGGCCGCCTCGACGGCCCGCCGCACGACGAGAAACGTTCGTTCCCCACGGTTAGCGGGCTCGCTCATGACTGCCCGTGCCGCTGCGAGAGCCACTTCTCGTCGAGGATCGTCGAGCAGGGCCATGTTAATCCCGGCCTCGATATCGCCGGCCTGCTCGTTGCTCATACCCCATCCACCGGCCCGAACGAATCCGCATCGACCCGCAGCCTCGCCGGATCGAACGGGCAGTCGTGATCGCACCGGGGCGAGGCATCGGCGAGCCAGGCCAGCAGCTCGTCGGCATCATCCTTCACGGTCTCAATATGCTTGCTCCCGAGCTGCGCGGCGGCGTTCAGCGCCGCGATTCGCATCTCGCTGCTCGCCGTCGATCGCGTCGCGCCCTCGTGGAGCCGCTGGACAAGCTCCTCGGCAGCTTTGTCGATGCCGACGATCTCGATCTGGGGCTTACTCCATGATCGATGATCGGCGTCGTGCACGACGACCTGCAGATGCTGCCGCAGGATGTCGGAGATGAGTTGGACGTCGGTCATGCCACGTTCCAAGGCTTGAAGGCCCGCAAAGCGTCGGGTTTGAGCGCCCTCCAGTCGCCGTTGAAACAGATCGCGCGGTCGTCGATTGTGAGGAAGGCGGCCGGCTTCGTGGCGCTGATGGTATATTCGATTTCGCCGGGCGGGCCGCTGTAGGCCGCCCTCCAATCGTCGACCCATCTCTGCATGGCAGCGCGGATCGCCTCCACACCCTCGCCGGTCTTACATCGGCTCGAATAGATCTGCAGCTCGAACTGCTTTCCGGCTTCCATCGCCCAATCGAAGAAGCCCTGCGTTGCGGTGCCGTAGATCTCGCCGCCCTGCCAACCGCGCTCGTAGCTGTGAATAACGCCATCGAAGTCGATGCAGAGGATAGGCTTGTCCATCTCAGCGGCCCTCCTCGGTCGGCAGGCCGTCGAGCATGTGCCGAACCATTGCCTCGGCCTGGATCGCGTCGAACAGGTTCGTCCCGATCGGTTCATTCCGCATCGGCGGGTCGAGATGGTCGTTGAAGGTCGGCTTGAAGCTGATCCCGGCGTCCGGGTTGAAATTCGCCGGCAGCTTCCACGAAAGGAAGCGGCTGACCATGTGCTTGATCTGGGCATCGGTGAGCGTCGTCTCGGTGACCCGAATGTCAGCGCCGGTCAGGAAGGCGAGATACGCAGCGGCGCGCTCGACGATCTGCTGGGGCTGCGCCCCAGGATCATTCGCAAGCCGCAGCGCCTCCTGCCGTAGATGGGCGTCCTGCGCCTGGATCCGGCCCAGTGCGAGGTTCTGTCCACACTGCCGCCGCTCGCGTTCCATAGGGCTGAGCCCCTCAGCGATGGCCTCTTGCGCCGCATGGCTCGCGTAATTCGTTTCGCTATCAGTCATTAGTCTCACTCCGTCTAGGCCATCAGGCCGGTGTCTGGGGCGGCGCCGTCGATGACGAGCCGGTGTGGGGTCGCAATCGCGCGCTGGAGCCGGATGAAGGCATCCTCTCCGGCGGTCGCGGCGATCGAGAGATTGCGCTGGTCGATGCCGGCGGTGACCCGCAGCCGATCGATCAGCCCGTTCCAACGGGCTTCGAACTCAGCCACCTCTGCCAACAAGCGAGCGATATCATCCATTTCGGTGCAATCAGGCATGGCACATCTCCTTGAGCCGTGAATTTCTGCGTCTTTTTGGCGCCGTTCCAATCCGGTGCGGGGGCGCGTCGCAGCAAGCGGGGCGAAGCACGGACTGGCGCGGGCGCACGGGGGCCCGAGGTTCGGGGCCTGCATCACGCATCGTGAACCGGCTCCCCGCGCAGCTTGGCCGCGATGCTCGGATGGGTGCGTTCGAGAATCGCCATCGCCTGTTCCGGGGTGCAGCGGTCGGACGGGTCGAACGCCTCCGCAGCAGCATCCGCCATCCGCAGCAGGCGCGCCCGGCGAATTGTGCGACGAGAAATGAGCGGATCGGCAAAGGCACGGATCTCGCCGGCGGTCGGATAGAAGCGATTGCCCGGGGTCTTCACGTACGCATCGCAGGCGGCGGCCAGGATGTCGGCCGGTATGTCGGCAACGTCTTCGACCAGCTTGCGATGCCGGCCCACGGCCTCGTCGCGGCCCTCGGTGCGCGGGATGGTCCGCAGATGGAGCTCGCCGAGGATGGCCTCGCGCTCCGGCAGGGCGGCGCCAGCCAACGCGAGATGGTGCGCCTCTGACGCACGGCGCAGTGCCGCCTCATGCTCACGTCGGACCGTCGGGAGATAGAACATCTCGGCGTCGAGCGAGCGTGTATCAACGAAGTCCGGAACGGCGGGCGATGTCCGCGAGGACTGGATTGCGGATGTCGTCTGAACCAGGGCTGTGCCCATGCTGCTGCGCCTCCTTGCGCGCTACCGACTGGCGGATGATTGGATCGAAATATTGAAGGCTGTGGATCGGGCGCGTCGCCTCGGTGACGGCCTGGCGGATCGCCGGCACGATCTCCGTGTCGGGGTCGAAGCCCTCTCGCTTCCACCCTCGGACTATCTCCTCGTGCTTTACGATGGTGCCGGGATCGATGTGGCGAACCCCTGCCATTCGACACAGCTCATTCGTCAGGCCGTGAACGTCGGTCGGGATCGGGATGTCGTCCTCGCGCGCGGGCGTGCGCGCGCTATCAACATCATCATATATGGGTGTGGGTGTGGGGGTTGACGCTTCGCTGACTTTTGGCTCGTCGATTGGTTCAACCGGGCGTGTACGCTTGGTTGAGTGCCTTCCCTTTCTTTTCAACGCGCTAGCTTGCCCGTTGGCGATCTGGCTTTCGCGAACCGATCTGACGTGAACCCACTCGTCTGTCAGACGGCCTTGGGTCCACCCGTCAGATGATATGTCAAAAAACTCGGCGATCGTCGGCTTGATGCGCAGCCATTGACCCTTGGTCAGACGGGCATAGCGGGCAAGTTTGGCGTCATCGTCCGGCAGCCGGCAATCGCGGCTCCGCCATGCCGTGATGAGCAGCAGCATGTACGCGCCATGCTCGATCGTCGTCAGGTGCGTCGTGTCGCCCAGATAGGCGTCGGTGAAGAGGGGGAGCGCGGGGAACTCAGCCATTCGCCGCCCCCCGCTTCGCCGCATCGATCGTCTTCATGGCCCGGATCAGCGACCCGACCTCGGGCTCGCTCAGTGGCCGGGTCCGACTGATGGCATCGAGCCGGGTGAACACGCGCTGGGCCGCGGAGAGGTGCTGCGGATCCGGCGGAGCGACGGGCCTGCCCCGACGCGTCGCTGCCCCTTTCGCGGCCGCCGCAGCGCGCTTGGCCCGGCCCTCGGGCGTCGCGTTAAACGCACGCATATCAGCGGCGCGCTTGGCCGACGACAGGATGGCTGCACAGCGGACACAGAGTGCCGCCGTCTTCGCTGCGCAATTGGCGCGGTCGCGGCAGTTCGGGTCTCTCATCGGCGCGCCTCGCGCTTTCGGCGCGCCACCTCGGCAGCGTGCAGGTCGCGCGCCGTTTTCTCGTCCAGTCCATAGGCGAGCATGATCGCACGTCCGGCTCCGGCGAGGTCCTCGCGGCGGGCCAGTGCGGCGCGTGCTAAGCTGATCGCTGTATCTTCTGAGGGCAGGCGCCGAAACATCACCGCCACCCCCATTCCCGGAACGCGACGAACACATCCTCGGGCCGATTCAGGAAGAACCACGGCCAACCCAGCTCGTGGCAGCGAGCCCGCCACCATATCTGATCAGGGTCGAGCAGGGCCTCGGAACCCCCTTCGCGCTTGCATTCGAGGAACCCGATCTTCGGCGCCGGACCCATGACGATCAGGTCCATGAAGCCGGGGCGCAGGCCGTCTGCTTTCAGCACAGCCGCCTGTTTCACGCGCGCCATTTTGTCGCCGCTCAATTTCACGCCGTTCGGGACGTGGATCGGCTCATAGCCCGCCATGCGGATGAGCTTGATGGCGGCGCGCTGGACGGGACGCTCGAGCGCCGGCGTGCGGCGATACGTTAGGGCTCGGCGCGTCATAGGTCGTGCCAATCGGGTTCGACGGCAAAGCTGCGCCAGGCGGCCCGGAATGCGGCCCATGCGTGGAGGAAGCGCGGGATCATGCGTCCTCCGCGACCCGCTTCGGGCGCGATACCGAGGTGACGCGGGGTTCTTCGAATGCGGAGGGCGGAACCTTGCGAAACACATCGGCAGGATAGCCGTAGATGCCTCGCGCGGGCGTCAGGCCGACGAGGCGCAGGCCCCAAGCGCGTTCTGCCGTCCCGATATAGAAGCCCTTAAACACCTCGCTGACGATGAACCTGTCGCCGATGCGAGGCTGGCCCCCGCCACCGAAGTCCCAGCGATCATCGACACACAGGGCCAGATCGCCCGGTGCCCAATCCTCGTTGATCGGCGGCATCGGCGACGGTCCTCGTCCGGGGACCCGCCCGAATATGCGCCCGAACCAGCTCATGCGACCCTCGCCGATGCGATCAGCAGATGCTCGAGCATGCCCGGATAGCAACGCGACGACCGGTCCACGACCTGAGCCACCATTGCCTCGCGATCGAGCGGGACACCGATCTTGGCGACCAGCTCGTCGACCACGCGGCGGGGTCGCTCGATCAGATCCTCGAATCGGATCCCGAGGATGCCCGCACGGTCGATGTGAAGCAGATGCCTATGGGCCCGGCGCTGGTCGGCGTGCAGCCCGTGCTCCATGGCCCGGCGGTTGCCCCGGCTCGATCGCGCGCCCGCCATCTTGAGTTGGCTCGCCGCCTGTTCGACCGGGTTCCGATCGAGCCAGATAACCCGGTAATCCTCGCCCGCGGGGGGCATCCAGCGGTGCGGGTCGAGGGCCTTGATGCAGCGGCCGCGCGCGACCCGGCGCCAGGCCTCGGCGTTCCCTGGCAATGCGCGCAAAATGTCCGGCTCGTAAGCTGGGTATTGCCCGACGACCGGAGCGCCGCCGGCTTCGAGCATCTGCATCAACAGGGAGGTTCCGCAGCGTCCGAGACCGGCGACCAGAACGATCGTGTTGTTGGTGAGCGGGGGCCAAGGCTGGATCATGCAGCGGAGCTTTCGGGAACGGGGATGGATCTGGCGGGCAGAGTGGCGAGGGCGCGCTCTAAGGACGACCGAACCTGCTCGATGCGTTCCTCGGCGGCGGCGACGCGCGCATCCGCCTTGCATTCCGCGACCTTCTTTTCGATGAGCTGGCGGACGGCCCAGACGCTCGTGCGCGGTTCGATGTCGAGCCAAGCGCAGATCTCGTCGCGGATGGCCTTCCACGTCGCCAATTCGGCATCGGCCTTGCGCATCAGCTCGGCGCGGTGCTGAGCGACTTCCTGGTCGACTCTTTGCCGCGCATATGTCTCATGCGCCGCAAGGCTGGCGATGCGCTGCTGCGCGTTGGTCAGATCTCGCGCCGTCTCCGCAACGGCGTCGCCGAACTTTTTGCGGACGACCTCATTGAGACGCCAGGTCTCCGGATGGCGGTTGACCGGCTGAACCCCTTGGAACCGGCGGCTGACCCCGTCGATCAGGAGCTTCATCACCGCATCCATGGGGAGCGCGACGTGCTGGACGGTCGGCTTCTTGGCGTAGCGCCAGACCTCCGCCTTGCGAACGATCAGCCCGCACCCGTCGGGGATGTCGGCGACCGTGGCGAGGCCATCGGGCACAGCGAATGTCACGGACCCGGCGAAAGCCAGATATTTCTGCCACTTGCCGCTCGTCGTGTCGCTGCGGAGATCGCTCCTCGAGACCTTCACCTCGAAAGCGGTCGGCATCGGCCGACTGTAGCTCCGCTGGAGCGTGAACACGTCGGGGCGCGGGCTGCCGCTCGGCCCGAGTTGCATGTCCGTCCAGACCATTCGGTTGTCGCCGAGCAGGTGGCCCGCGAGATCCGCGGCGAGCGCGTCGTGCGTCCAGGTCACCGCGCTACCTCCGCCAGCTCGAAGCCCGCGATGTCGTCGGCCGGCACGATCGGGATGTTGAGGTACGAGCCCGATTCCGCCGCAGCGTAGAGGCAGGCGGCAAAGGCGTGGCGCGCACCGGCACCCATGCGCCAGACGGTGCGGATGCGGCAGACGTCGGGATTCCGTGCGCGCTGGCGGGCGGCATAAGCCGCATCCATGTCGGCTCTGATGCTCATGCCGCCCTCACAGGAACGAAGCCTGCGCCGGCGGCGCTGGCGTGCAGAGCGTCGAGAGCAACCCACGCATATCCGAGCGCCAGCGGGTGAACCCCGTTACCTCCGAGGCGCAATCGGTCCACCCGATGGGCCAGCCCATCAGCCATTCGACGAACAGCGGGTTCAAGGTGCGGCGCGGCGGTGATGATGTCCGGCCATCGGGGGTCGCTGGGTCCGGGGCAGAGGATCGGGAGAAACGCGGCGCGAAGTCCCGCAACCCCATTTGCTTGTTCACTCCGTTTGCCGCGTGGCGCTCGGCCGCTGCATCCCAGCCGCTGCTCGCCCCTCGATCGTCGCCGGCATTCGGGGTCGGGCACGTCTCCGAGAAGATCGTTGCGACCCGTTCGAGCGGTCGCCCCTTCTTCCCCCACAACTCCGCGTCCGTTTTTTGCGCGTGGCCACTGCGATGGTCGCGGGACATCGGCGTCGGCCACTGGTCCCGCGCCCAGATCTGCACCTCGTTCGCCAGCGGCAACCCGAAGCCATTGTTCCCGTTCTTCGCAGCCGCTTCCGCCTGACGTTGAAGAAGCCGGTCCAAATCGACTGCTTCGAACAGGGTTGCCGATGGCGTCGACCAAGTCCCCGCCATCCCCTCTAGCGTCGGCCGCTGCTTCTCCGGATCCCCATTGTCCCGCGTGTAGCCGCCCCGCGTCGTCCGGGCGGTCGGCCATGATGACGAGACGCTCTCGGATATGGGCGCCGCCGATCGACCGGACGCTGAAAATTCCTGCCGCAACGCGGAAGCCCATTCGCTCCAGTGGCGGGACGAGAGCTGCGAGTTGTCCGTCGGCGTTCCCCGGCACGTTCTCGCGGAAGAGACGAAGAGGCCGGCACTCGTCGACGACGCGCAGGACCTGGTCGATGAGGAATCGATCGTCGTCGGCGCCGAGCCCTTTGCCGGCGACGCTGTTGGGCTGGCATGGATCTCCGGAAGTGACGAGATGAACGCGACCGCGCCATGGGCGAGCGTCGAAGGTTCCGAGGTCAGACCAGACAGGCGCCGGAGCCAGGCATCCTTGTTCCATGCGCGCGACCAGTGTCGCGGCGGCATAGGCTTCCCTCTCCACATAAGCGACTGTGCGCGCTCCGGGCACGGCAAGCTCGACCGCGAGGTCGAGGCCGCCTGCTCCGGCGCAGAGGGAGATAGATTGGGGACGTATAGCCATGTCATGCGGCCGCGCGTGGCTTGGTGATGCGCAGCAGGCCCGTAGGTACGTTCGTGCCAACCGTGGAAAAGCTGCCGACGGGCAAATCGCGCCATTCGCCCTTCAGCTCGCCATGATCATAGTGCGCGGTGGCCGGCAGGATTGAGACCAGCGTCCCGCCTGGCTTCAGAAATCCAAGCGCATGCTGGACATGCTTGACGTAATGGCGCCCGTAGAATGGTGGATTCATGATTACGAAATCGAAGTCGGGCGTCGCGGGCTGGTCGAGGAAGTTGCCCGTAAGGACGCTATGGCCTTTTGCGCGCGCCTCGGCGGCCCGACCTGGATGATATTCGATGCCGAGCGATCGACAGCCTCGCGTGCGCAGCTCATCGAGAATTCGACCGTCGCCACATGAGGGCTCGAGCACGCGATATTCCGGCGGCGTCCGGCCATGGCTCCAAGCATTCGGGCCGCTGATGCCGGCGAAGTCGAGCGCCAGCGCGATCACCTCGGGCGGCGACCAGTAGAATTGCAAATCCTTCGAAACCGCCGTGCTGGCCGATGGTTTTATGCCCTCTTCTTCGGCGTCCGGCAGCACCTCGCCGTAAAATTCGGCGAGCGCGCGGTTGATGTCGAGAAGCGTCCACTTGTCGAAAAAGATGTGGGCATTGCCGTTGCCGAAGCGGCGGACGGTCAGCCCGCGATTGACGGTCTGATATTCCTCGGTTTTCCCGTAGCGGTAGACCTTGACCACAAGGCTACCGTCGAGCTTGCCGTCTTCGCCCTTGTCGTGGGCGATGCGCAGCGCCGACAGCTCCGCATATTCGAGATGCGGCTTGCCCTGATACGTGGCAAGCGCGTTGCAGATGTCCTTGAAGCGATCGACGCCCCAACCAGAGCCATATTCGCCCCAACTCGACAGGATGATGCGCTTCGGCAGGCCCTTCACCCCGATGCGCACCTTTGAATGCGATTTATAGGCGGGGTCGAGGTCAACGAACGCCTCTGCCAGGCCCCGCAGGATGTGGAAGCGCGGCCGAATGAAATAGTCGCCGAACGTCGCCCGGGCATTATCCATCGTCAGCGGCGGCGGGTCTGCAATCGCGCGCTCAAAAAGCTTCTTGTCCTTGGCGCTGGCGATACGATCGATCTGGAGGCGGTTGTAGATAGCTTTCCAACCCGACTTTAGCAGGTTCTTCCGCAAGCTAGAGGCATGCAGATAGGAAGGGCTCCCGACAGGCTCGACGTATGTGCCTTGAACGGTCGCGGCCATACCAAGGCGCGAGAAAGCCTCATCGAACGACGCGATGGCCTGTTCGATATCGGCACTCTTCCGGTCATGTTCGGCGATCAGGTCGAGGACAGTGGTTTGGAGGGCGGGGAGAGCGCTCATAGTCAGCTCAGTCGAACGAGAACGACGACTGCATGCCGAGCGCAGCCATGTACGTCTCGAGCACCATCTGCTCTTCTTCGTGCTCGCCCTTTTTCTTCTTCCGAATGGCGATCAGCTTGCGGACGATCTTCGTGTCGTAACCGCGGCCCTTCATCTCGGAGAACACCTCCTTGATGTCGTCGCCGATGCCTTTGGCCTCTTCTTGCAAACGTTCGACACGCTCGACGAAAAGGCGCAATTCCTGCGCGGCGATGCTGGTTTTCTGTGCCTGCTCGGCCGCTGCTTTGAAATCAGAGAACGGGATCTCCGGGCCATTGCCGATTTTTACGGTCGTGATTCCTTCGGCCATGGCGGCGCATTCCTTTCTGCTGAGCTTGGCGATGTGGAGCTGGATCAGCGCGCGCCGGATCCGATTGCGCGCTGGGGAATTGATGCGCCCAGGAGCGAGGCGATCGTAGGAACCGCCTCGTCCCTGTCCCGGCGGCGAACCGCCAAGGAATTGCCTATCATGCGGGCTACTATGATGAACCTCGAGCCGACCCGCTTGACGTTCCGGTCGGGAACGTTGCCCCCCGCCTTCACGCTGATAGGCCGGGGCCACAACCGCTGACGCTGTCGGCTGCAAAGGACCGGCCCGAAGTATCTGAGTTGCCCCCCCGGCGAGCACGCTACGCGCTCGCGACGGACTGGAGGGGAGGGGAATCGGGTGGCCGGCTCTCGGCCAGGCGCTCCATGGCGAGCTCGTACCAATCGGCGGGACCGACCGCTCTCTCTGTGATGACGAGATAACGCCGGACGTAATCCGGTGACGGATGATTATCCCCGTCGATGTGTCGCTTGACCGTGGTCTCGGTCGTTCGCGTCTCCAAAGGAGGATCGACAGCGGTCAGCAAATCCGCCACCATTCTGAGGTTGAGCTTCTTCAGCTCCATCCAAGCGCGTGCTCTCATGCGCCTGGACTATCGCATACGGTGAATTTCTGCAAGCGTAAGATTGCCGTAATGCGATAAGACTGCTACCGGCGCTGCATCTATATGGGAGAAATGGCTCAACAGCGTCGGCAGTACGCCCCTAACCGTGTCCGTGAACTCAGGCTTCAGCGTGGTCTGACCATGGAGGAAGTCTGCGGGCTGATGGGCGATATCATCACGACGGCGACGTTGGCGAAGATCGAGACCCGGCAGATGGGGTTGACGGTCGACTATATGGAGCCGATCGCTAAGGCGCTTCAGGTTTCCGAAGCGGACCTTCTTCCCAAGGGCAATAATGGCCGGACGCTACCGGTGCTGGGCCATGTCGCCGCAGGTAACTGGCGCGAAGCAATCACGGAACCGAGCGGATATCGCGCTATCCCCGGCGATGTGAAGACCGGCACGAACAGCTTCATACTGCTGCCGGAGGGTGACAGCATGGATAAGCTCGTGGGGCCGGCAGGCTATATCGTCATCGACCCGGACCAGCGAGAGCTGCAGGGCGGGCGCCTTTACACGATGATGAACCAAGCCGGTGAGGCGACCTTCAAGCGCTTCCTTGAGGGGCCGCCGCGGTTGGAGCCATGCTCGTCCAATCCGGAGCATGCCGTTTTACCCCTCGGACATGAGCCGATTTTCGTCGTCGGCCGCGTGACGTTTATCGGCGACCCCGATCCGTAAGCGAAATAATTATCCCAATCGGACAAAAAAGGTTGCACCAGTTCTCACATTAGGATAGTTCCTCCTCTCGTAACGAGGAGCTATCCCCCATGCGACCGTCGCAATTCCCCGACCTAACCCGCGGCCAGGCCCACATCCTGGAGCGCATCGCCAGCTACGCGCAGCAGACGCTCGTCCCCAGGATCGAGGCGGATAAGGGTGATGTGCGGGCGGTTGATCCGCGCAGCCAGAACTATGTCGATCGCAAGGCCGTGCTGGCGATGCACGAGCGCCACCTGCGTGAGGCTCGGGCCATCGAAGGCGCGTGCATCCGCCGCCGGCTCCGTCCGCTGGACCCGGCAGAGCGCGAGCTGCTCGAAGCTGCCCGGCTGCTGAACCCCGAGATTAGCGGCCGCGTGCTCGACCAGTTGCTTGCCGGCGACATCACGCTGGACGACATCAAGATTGCACTGGCGCCGGTCGTATCGATCGGGCGCGGCAAGGTGGCAGCATGATCTCCGCCGCCTTCGCCGCCGCCATCTTCGCCGTCTCGTTCTGGGCGCTGACCCGCACGATCCGCGAAGTGCTTCACCTCGCCCCCCGAGCGTCGGTCAATCCCCAGCCGACCGACGCGCCCGCCCCCACGGTCGACACTCCCCTGTCGTCGACGCGGCGTTCCCCCCAGCAAATCCCGGCCGTCGTGGCGGCCGATGCGGGGGAGCGTGCGGCATGAAGCGCTGGTTCACGTCCGTGAGCTTCAACATCGGCGCTCAAACGAGCCCGCATAAGGAGCGCACCGTCACCTGTGTGTTCGCGGCTCCCAGCTTCGGCGAAGCCAGGGAGATCGCGTTGGCGGCTCTGTTCGAAGAGCGTCGGCGGCACCCGATGCCAAAACGCCGGCAAATCACAATCAACCGGTTCAACGCATCGGAATTGGTCAGCGAAAGGCCAGCGGCGTGACTATCGAAAACCCTCGCGCCTTCCCGAGCGTCGCGATCGACGACAAGTGCGGCGGGATGACGCTGCGCGACTGGTTCGCGGGGCAGGCGATGCTGCACGCGCTGTCGGCGACAACGTCTCACGATGGTCGCTATGATCATGCCGCAGCGGCCGCCTGCGCTTACGCAATGGCCGACGCGATGCTCGTCGAGCGTCGCGTCTTCGCCGAGGTTGAAGAGTAATGAGCCGCCGCGAGCTGATCTATCGCGAGGGCGCCCCGGTCGGCCAGCGCTTCGTCGGCGTCGATCCCGACCAGCCTGAGGAAGGCTTCTACCGGATGCGCCTGCGCGCCGGTGGCGTCTTCGTCGCGATCCACCTGCGCTACGGCCCGCCGTCGGACCCCATTACGGGCGAGGAAATGGACCGGTCGTGGCGGTGGATCGCAACCGCCAACGGCGAGCCGATCGATCTCGAACGGGTCTGGCCGCAGTGCGCCGGCGATCCGATCGACGAGGTCGAGGCCGCGCATCTCGCGAACCTCCAATCGTGGGGCCGGGCAACCGGCAACGCCGCGCTCGCCGATCCGCGTCAGCCGATCAACCACCTTTCCAGCCCGATGATGTTCTGAGGAGCCGCCATGTCCACCGCCTTTGAAAACGTGAAGCCTTGGCCGACCGCGAACGCTCCGATCGCGAGCACGCCGGGGCTGGGTCACAACAAGCCGCCCATGTCGATCGAGGCGCTTGGCGAGCTGAATGACGAGATCGATAAATTCCCGCTCGAAGGCGGGCTGACGCTCCGCAAGAGGATCTCCGACTTGCTCGACAGCGCTACCCGCGCGTCGGCGACCGATGACGAGACTGCGGCGCGCTGCGCCACACTGATCAAGCAGATGCGGACGGTCGAGACGACGATCGACAATATCCATGACAAGGTGAAGCGGCCTTATCTGGATTCCTGCACTGCGATCACGAACGGGAAGAAGGTCGTTCTTGGCAAGCTGCCGGCGGAGATGGCGCGCGTTCGCGGCATAGCCGACGCATATATGCGCAACAAGCTGGCGCGCGAGCAGGCCGAGCAGCGTCGTCTGGAAGCGGAGCGCGCGGTCGCCCGCCGCAAAGCCGAGGAGGACGCAGCGGCCGAGGCGGCGAAGGCTGCGGAGGAAAACCGCGCGCCCGATCCCGAGATCATGGAGGCGCCCGTCACGGTCGCCGCCAAGACTGTGGAATCCGCCCCGACGCAGGTCCGTTCAGAGTTCGGCGGCATGGCTTCCATGTCCAAGAAGAAGATCGGCGTCATCGTTGATTACCGAAAGGCGTGGAACGCGGTGAAGGACGATGCCGGCGTCCGCGAGGCGGTCCAGAAAGCCGTCGATGCGCGCGTACGAGCGAAGGTCACCAAGATCGCCGGCGTCGAAATCAAGGACGACGCGACCCTTCACGTCCGCTGATCCCCATCAACATTGAAAGGCGTTCCCCCATGCGCATCCTCTTCTTTGACACGGAAACGACTGGCCTGCCGCTGTGGCACGAGCCCAGCGATAGCCCGGATCAGCCTCACATCGTCGAGCTGGCGTGCGAACTATGGCAAGCCGGCGAGCAGATCGACGGCGTCGACACCCTCGTCATTCCCGGCATCGAGATTCCCGAGGACGTGATCGCCATCCACGGCATCACGAACGAGATGGCGGCCGGCGGGATATCGAAGCGCGCCGCGATCGACACCTTCCTCGATTTTGCCAGTCGCGCAGATCTGGTCGTCGGCCACGAGGTCAACTTCGACGTCCGCATGATCCGCATCGAGCATAGCCGGACGCATGGCGAGAAGTGGGAATGCACGCTCCCGAAGTTCTGCACCAGCGGCAAGACCATGGGCCGCGTCAGGGTCTATCAGGCTGACGGCAAGCGGTTGAAGAAGCCGACGCTGACCGAGGCGGTTCGCCATTTCTTCGGCGAGGACTTCACCGAGGCGCATCGCGCCGGACCCGACTGCGCCGCGTCGCGCCGCATCTATTTCCACGTCGCGGAGCCGGTCCTCGCGTGATCCGATCGACACCATCCCATCGAGAGAGAAGAAGACATGGCAACCCACCCCGCCCTTCGTGACAACGCCGCCGGCACCCAGCTTGCCGAGCGCTCGGACAACCCAATGGTCCAATTCCGCAGCCAGCTCGAGCAGCGGACCAACGAGTTCAAGATGGTCCTGCCGGCGCACATCACGCCGGAAAAGCTCCAGCGCACGATCATCACTGCCGTCCAGAGCGATCCTGATCTTCTGACCGCGAACCGGCAGAGCCTCATGCTGGCGTGCATGAAGGCGGCGCAGGACGGGCTGCTGCCGGACAAGCGCGAGGCGGCGCTCGTCATCTTCAAGCAGAACACCCAGGTCAACGGCGAGTGGCGCGAGGTGAAGCTCGTTCAGTACATGCCGATGGTCTACGGGCTGCGGAAGAAGATACTGCAGTCGGGCGACATCGCCGATATCACCGCCAAGGTGGTCTATCGACGCGAGGTCGAGGAGGGCTTTTTCATCTATGAGGAGGGCACCGAGGCTATGCTTCGGCACAAACCCATCCTTATTGACGCCCGGCCCGAAGATGTGACCGATGAGATGATCGTCGCCGCCTATTCGATGGCAACCTATAAGGACGGCACCAAGTCCTATGAGGTGATGCGTCGCTTCGAAATCGACCAGGTCCGCGAGAAGTCGCAGACAGGCGCGCTTTTCGACAAGCGCGGCAAGCCCCGCACGCCCAAGGGTCCATGGGTCGACTGGTTCGCGGAGATGGCGAAGAAGACCGTCATGCGCCGGCACGCGAAGACGCTGCCTATGTCGGGCGACATCCTCGACGTCGAGGCGCTGAGTGAGAGCCTGGCCGCGCGGTCGGTGACGTCCGTTCTCACCAGCGTCAGCGAGGAACCTGCCGTGCTGACCGCGCCGCGCCGTGGCGATGCAGCTATCCACCACGACGCGGAAACCGGCGAAGTCATCCTCACCGACGAACAGAAGCGCCAGGAAGCCGAGCTCCGCTACGACGCGCTAGAGAACCAGTGGGGCGCTGCGGAGACGCCCGAGGACCGCGCCGCGATCCAGCAGCTCTTTGCTTCCTGGGTCGCGGACATGGAGGTACAGCAGCCCGACATCTTCGAGGCCGTCCAGAAGCTCTACGATCCGGGCGCCGGTGACGAGCGCGATGCCATGGGCTTCACGGTCGACCCGCGTGAGAAGCGCGCGCAGGAGGTCATCGATCTGATCAATGGCAAGGCGAGCGCCTTCGCGATCGACCAGCTTCTGAAGAAGTCGGCCGAGGAAATGGACGCGATGCCCGACGAGCTGGCCGTCGCGATCAACCGTGCGGCCCGCGCTCGCAAGGAGGCGATCGAGGCCGAGGACAAGGCGAAATGATGATCGCCACCGATGCCTGGGGCTGGCCGCAATGGGCGCTGCTGTCGGTCTTCCTCATCCACCTGGTGGTGGCAAGCGCACAGCACGGCAAGCCCGCCTTGGAAGAGAGTGGCCCCGATAAGGGCCAGACCAAGAAGTACAACGCCTTCACCGCGTTCCTTCGCGTGGGGGTGCTGATGTTCGTGGTTATATCGGGCGGATTCTTCCATGGCTGAGACCGCCATCAGAGAGGATCGCCTGCGCGCGCCGACGGGCTGGCCGCGCTCCGCCACGCCCTGCGATCTCGTCCCGATCTGGGCCGGCGAGTTCCGCGACTTCAACGATTGGGTGAACCATGCCCAGCACCGGCTCGTGGGCGTGACGGGTTCTGTTGGCGAGAAGGTCGACGCCATCTGCGTCGATGCCCTCGGTCGTCGCTGCAATGTCGGCAAGGACTTCCAGCGCGCTCGCGACGAGAACGCTTTCCCGGTCCGCTATTTCTGGGAGTGCCGCTCGCCGTCAGCCGAGGCGGCTGCGGTGCGCCTCGCAATGGCGGACGCCCCGCAAGATGGGACCGAGATCGTCGGCATCCTCCATGACGGGTCCGAGGTCGGCATGGTGTGGTGGCGCAGCACCGAATGCTGGCGCCAGACGCTCGGCGTCAGGAACATCGGCGAGCCGGTCGACCCGATCGCGTGGAGGCCGATGGCATGATTGACGCCGCCTGCCCGCATTGCCTCGGCGAGCGCGAGATCTTCGACGATGAGGCCGAAGACTGGATCCCCTGTGCGGCCTGTAAGGGCACCGGCAAGCGGGATGGTGGCGAATGACCCGCTACGCCGCCGACACCGAAGTCAGCACCCCCCGCTCGCGTGACGAGATCGAACGGACGCTCGAGCGCTACGGAGCCGACCAGTTCCTCTATGGCTGGCAGGAGAGCGCAGCCGTCGTCGGGTTCCGGATGAACGGGCGACACGTCAAATTCATCCTGCCGCTGCCGTCCAAGGATGACGAGGCGTTTCATATCTATAAGCGCGGCAGCGTCCCTTACCGCCGCGAGCCCGAGCAGGCCGCCAAGCAATGGGAGCAAGCCTGTCGCCAGCGCTGGCGCGCCCTCGCGCTCGTGGTCAAGGCCAAGCTCGAAGCAGTCGAGACAGGAATCACTTCGTTCGACGACGAGTTTCTCGCCCATATCGTGTTGCCGACCGGCATTACGGCCGGCGAATGGCTCAAGCCCCAGGTGGACGAGGCGTACCGCATCGGTTCGATGCCCTCGCTCCTTCCCATGCTTCCCAAGCCGGAGACATCCGAATGAACGATCTCGCCACCGCCTCGCTCGCGTGGGTCCGCTCGCCGCGCTACATCGACCTCACCGCCAGACAGATCGCGCTGCTCGGCCTGCTCTGCGAGAGCGTGCGCGGCATGACCGTTGCTGAACTGGCGACGCTGCTCAAGGTCTCGAAACCGGTCGTGACCCGCGCGCATACCGCGCTGGCGGCGCTGGGCTGGGTCGATCGCGTCCAGAGCGAGGATGACCGGCGCGTCTGCTTCCTGTGCGCGACCGATGCGGGGCGCGAGATTCGCGAAGCGATGCGGGGTGTGAGCCGTGGTTGATGCTCCCGATCTCGTCGTCGAGCGCAACCGCGAGTTGCTGCTCCAGCGCAGCCAGCTCGGCATCGCCAAATATGGCGCCGGCCTTGACCGGTTCTCCGGCGATCGGCGCGCCATTCTCCAGCACCAGCTCGAGGAGGTGCTCGACCTGGCGAACTACATCCAGACCGAGATCATGATGCTGGACGGGGAGATTCCTGCCCATGGCTGAGAACAGCAAGATTGAGTGGACCGATCACACATGGAACCCCTGGATGGGTTGCCAGAAGGTCGGCGCGCCGTGTGACAACTGCTATGCGGAGAACCTGCTCGACACACGCCACGGTCGAGTAGTCTGGGGGCCTGACGGAGAGCGCGTCCGCACGTCGGCCAGCACCTGGGCCAGCTTGCGGAAGTGGAACCGTCAGGCCGCGCTCGCTGGCACCCGCCCATTTGTCTTCTCGCTGAGCCTCGGCGACATCTGGGACAAGCGGGTCAATCCTGAGTGGCGCCGCGACGCCTTCGCCGAGGCGCGTGCCTGCCCGAATCTCATCATGCTCTACTTATCGAAGCGCATCGGCAACGCTATCGAGATGGCGCGCGAGGCTGGCGGGCTTCCACCTAATGCGGCGCTCGGCGCGACCTTCGGCGATCAGCGCGACTATGACCGCGACCGGAACAAGCTGCGGGATGCCGCTGCCGAGCTTGGCGCAATGTTCACGTTCGGCAGCTTTGAGCCTCTGCTAGGGCCGGTCATCCTCGACAAGAACGCGCCGGACTGGATCATCGTTGGCGGCGAAAGCGGTCCGCGCGCCCGGCCGATGAACCTCGATTGGGCTCGGTCGCTCCAACGCCAGGCCGGCGATCTCGGCCGCGTCTTCAATTTCAAGCAGGTTGGCGGACGCGGCCGGGACAAGGGCGGGCATGAACTCGACGGGCAAACGCATTTTGATCGGCCACAAGTAGGGGCGTCGACCCATGCCTGAGCGCGTCCAACTCTCGCGCCGCAAGGGCTGGCGGATGCCGCCGAACACGGTAAGCGTCGCGCGGCCGACGAAGTGGGGCAACCCTCACAAGGTCGGAATATCGCTCCAGCCCAATGGCGACGGCACGTACCGCCATATGACTGCTGAAGACGCTGTGGCCCGCTATCGCGACGAGTACCTGCCTTATTGGCTGTGGACACCGCGTTCGAAGACGACGGACCGGATGCTCTTCATCTCTGAACTTCGCGGCAAGAACCTCGCCTGCTGGTGCCCGCTAGGCCAGCCCTGCCACGCGGACGTCCTGCTGGAGATGGCGAACCAATGACCAGCATCTACAAACCCTGGACCGCCGACGAGATCGCCATCCTTGAAGATCATCGCCGCCGCACGCCGCCCACACCGTGGAAGCAGATCGCGGCGCTGCTGCCCGGCCGCGAAGTGTCGGCCGCGAAGGCGAAATGGGCGTTCATGCATCCAGAGCTGCGGCCGGGCACGAGGGGGCGTCCGCGCGTCGCGCCACCGGAACCTGTGGCAGGTGACGATGCGCAGGTGGCGATGGATCCGATCCGGCGGGGCACCAAGCGCCTGGGCGATGCGATCGAAGCCATGCTCGCGCGCCAGCGTGCGGCGGCCGAAAGGATAGCGGCATGACCGCCGTCGATCCCGCCGTCGATCCCGCCGTCGATCGCATCGTCGAGCCGACGGCCCAGCATCCGGGCATGACGCAGATCGTCCGCGACGGGCGCTGCTTCCAGGTCGCCGGCACCGGGCCGGAAGCCGTCGCGATGCTCGAGCTGCACGCTAAGGCGACCGCCTTGGGCGAGCCGCTGCCGGATTATGGCCAGCGATGGGAGACCCCCGATGCATGACAACTGGAAGCCCTGGCTCCGCCGCGTCGGCACCGCCGCACTGTCGGGCGTGCCGGAGCACGAATTGCGACAGGATCCGGACGGCGCGTTCCATGTCGCGCTAAAGGCCGTGCGTGCGGCCTATCGGGCGCGCGTGGCGCTTATCGAAGGGAAGGGCGAGCGATGAATATTCCTGACAGCCTGCGCTGGCTCGCGGAGCAATCCGAAAGGCCCGATCGCATGCCCTGCGGGGAGTTGACCGGCAAATTTCTGATCGAGGCGGCGTCCCGCTTCGAACGCATCATCGTCTCCCGCCCAGAAGCGCATGCCGGGGAGGTGGGGGAGTTGATTAAGGAGTTGCGCCACATTCGCAGAGACGGGTCGTGGCATGAAAAAGACTCCGGCGATAATGTGCATCCCGTCTGCGCCCGAACCGCCGACCTGATCGAACGCCTCGCACCGCGCGACGGCGGGGAGGATGAGGTTGAGCTGGTTAAGGCCGTTCTCGACCGCGAGGGTTTAGTCGATCCTGATTTCGTCGATGCTCATCGCATTGCCGCCGCAATCGTAGCCACCCTGGACCGCGGGAAGGTTCGGGATGGGGCGTTGGAGGAAGCGGCGGTTATTGCGGAAGGCTGGAAATCCTGCCTGCGTCCCGGCACTGAGGCCCGTCTTCTCGGCCACCAAGAAGCCGCTCGCGACATTGCCAAAGCCATCCGCGCACGCCGCGAAGGAGGTGCGAGGTAATGCCCCTCTTCTTCATCTGCGCCGCGCTCGCGATCCATGACGTTGATGGCCCGATCCGTTGCCATAACGGGATCGAGATCCGCTTGGCCGGCATCGGCGCGACCGAGATGGACGGCACGTGCCGGCCCAATCAGCCGTGCATTCCGGGCGACCCGCGCGAGCAGCGCCGGGTGATGGCCCAGGTCATGGGCGCGGAGATCGAGCGCGAGGACGCGGAGGACAACGGCTCGGTATGGTTCAAGCAGCCGGTCGGGCTGGCATGCGAGCAGGTCGGCAAGAGCTATCGCCGAGTTGTCGCCTATTGCGCCGCGCCCTATGGCCGCGATCTGAGCTGCGAGGCGATTCGGGCTGGCATCGCTGCGAGGTGGGCAAAGTTCGATCGCCGTGGCTGGCTTACGAGGTGCGTCAGGAGATGAGTGCTCGGACGCCGATAACCGACCTGACGCGCAAGCTCGAGATCGCCTATCGCAATGAGCGCGGCTTCCACGTCGATTTCGAGCTCGTCAAGACGCTGGTTAATCACCCAGCCTTTGACATGCTGATGGCCGACCGAATCAACGAAATGAGATCGACATGCCGCGCCCCCGCCGAGCCACAGCGAACGATAACGCCGTCCGGATCCAGCTCGGGCCATTCTGGCTCTATTGGCGCGCTGAACGCGAGCAGTGGTTCATCGCGTGGTACGACGATGGCGGCGACGGACGAAAGCGTCGAACGTGCCGAAAGGCGACGGGCGTTTTCGACCCTCCAATCGATGGACGGGCTCCCCAATCGGCGCAAGACAGCTTAGCGGATCATTATGCTGGTTGGCGCAAACCCGTCGAGCAGGCACCCGACGAGGCGTTCGTCGAGGGACTATTGGCCGACTGGCTCGGCCATGTTGCCGAGGTCGATGCCGATCCAATTCGGGCGCGTGACTGCGTTCGTCACTGGCTCATATTCTTCGACGAAGAGCGCCGCGCGGGCCGCGTTACCCGTGGACCCTTTGTGGCGGACATCAAAAGGGCGCTGGTCCAGAGGTTCATCAAATGGCGGCGCGCTCAACCCGGCCGGCGCACCGGTACGGTTGTCAGCGGCGCGACGGTCAGCCGGGAGCTGGCAGCGCTCCGCGCCGCGCTACGCTGGGCCTGGCAGAACGAGCGCATCCCGTACGCGCCCTTCGTCCCGGACATCGAAGAGCGGGACAAGCCCGGCCCGAAGGAACTGGTCTATTCGCCCGAGCAGGTGGCCCGCCTGCTCGAAGCGGCCTGGCGCATCGAGGAGCGCCGACATGTCCACCTGTTCATCATGATCATGCTCAGCACCCACGGTCGCGGCGAAGCCATCCTCGAGCTCGACGCCGACGCTCAGATCCGCGATGGCTTGATCTATTTCAACGCGCCGGGACGAGCCCAAACCAAGAAACGCCGCTCGATCGTGCCTATTGCGCCGACACTGGCGCCTTGGCTCGCCGGAACGCGCGGGAATGTCATCCAGTACCGCACGCGGACCAAGGCCGGCGACATCGTCACCAAGCCGACTGCCAGCATCAAAACGGCCTTCGAGGCGTGCCTGATCGAAGCCGGGATATGCGAGCAGGCGGTCGATGCTGCTGGAAACGCGCTATGGCTCGCGCCGCGCACAAGGATGGGAGAGACTGCCCGTCGGCCGAAGCTCGTCGGAATCGGGAGCCCCAACACCCTGCGCCACACGATCTCGACCGAGTTGCACACGCTGGGCGTTCCAGATGCCCAGATCGACGCCGCGGCCGGACACGCTGGCACGGGCACGAACAAGAAGAATTATCGGCACCTGCGACCCGGCTATCTGAACGAGTTCATCGCCGGCGTGGAAGCCTATTGGGCCAAGGTCGGCAGCTTCACGCAGGCGCACTTATGGTCCCAGAATGATCCCAATGTGATCGATTTCAACTCCGCGAGACGGGAGCGTTCATGGCCAGGTTGA